AAAATTAAAATGCCTAAAAAAAATAATAAACTTAAAATAGTAAAGTAATGAATAAAGATAATTTAATTACATGTAAAAGATGTAATAGTGATGCTTGTTACACACAAAAAGTAGGTAAAATAACTCTTTACTCTTGTTATGGTTGTGGTTTTCAAACTTCAACTATAATGAAAAGAGGTGAAAAGTTTTTTGAAGAACAAATGGAAATATTACCTAACTTATATAAAGCTTTACTAGGTGAAGATGAAGATGGATTAATATGGATGCCTCAAACAGTAAATTTACCTCAAAATGGTATGGTATTTGCTACAGCAGCTAAGGAATTTGGAGTTAAAGGTGAAGCAGTATCACAAGATAATTATGAATGGGCTGGAGTTAAAGCAGTAAAAATAACTGAAGAGGAAAAAGAAAAATTCCCAATACCAGGAAGAAAGGGTGAGTTTTATGAGTGGAGAATGGATATGACAACTGAAAAAAGATTTGCTCATAATGATTTTGTAGAAGCATTAGATTATATAGGAGTATTTGGTTCTAAAGAAGATTAAAATGAAAATATTAGTAACTGGAGGTGCAGGATTTATAGGATCCAATTTAGTAAAAAGATTATTAAGTGAAGGACATGAAGTTCATTCTTTAGATAATTATTCTACAGGTAATATTAATAATCATTTATCTGTAGAGGGGTTTACAGCTAT